GCATCAGTTGAAGCACAGAACCTTTCATTTGTACAACACTCATTGCGTCCATTGCTAGAGCGTTTGGAACAAGCATTATCTCCACTACTTCCTGAGTCAGATGGATTTATTCGCTTTAATCTAGATGCACTTTTGCGTGGTACTACAATTGAGCGTTTTGACGCATACACAAAGGGATTAAGAGAAGGCTTCTTGTCACTAAACGATGTACGAAACTACGAAGACTTATCATCACTTGGAGATTCTGGAGATCAATACAGACTTCCTCTGCAAAACATTGATGCTGACCAAGCACCACTTGTTGGAGATAAGATGAAGGCTGAGATTGCCTCTATCCTTGTCCAGGTTGGTTACAACCCAGATGATGTGGCTAAGATGCTAGATCTTACAGACCTATCGCATACAGGATTGCCTTCAGCACAACTACAGCAGGTATCGTTGGTTGATCCAACAGATCCAAAGGCTGCATACAGTGATGAGGTCAAGGAATAATGCCAGTAGAAAATGTTCCAGAGTTCATAAAGAACAATGCACAAAGAGGATTAGACTATCTGTCAGAAGGTTTTGGCGGAGATGGTTTAACTGAAGGAACAAAGTCTGCAGCAAGAGAGATGGCTAAGGGCAATATCTCTGATGATAAAGTAAGAAAGATGGCTCCTTGGTTCGCAAGACACAAGGCAGATGGACAAGCACCACAGAATAAAGACTCTTCAGACCCAGGATATCCTGGAGCAGGTTTAGTTGCTTGGCTACTCTGGGGTGGAAACGCAGACTTTGACGATGCTGCTCAAGATTGGGCACAAAGACAAATAGATCAATTAGATAATGAAACTAATAAAGCAAGGAGCAAGATGAAAAAGACAGAACGCCGTACCTTTACGGTCAGAAACATAGAGGCAAGACAGGCAGATGACGGTACTATGCGTATGGCAGGCTATGCTGCAGTATTCAATGAGGCTTCCTTGCCACTACCGTTTATTGAAAAGATTGCACCAGGTGCATTCACAAAGACACTACAGGAGACACCAGATGTTCGTCTATTGGCTAACCACGAAGGATTGCCTATGGCCAGAACCAAAAACGGTACCATGAGATTATACGAAGATGAAACAGGACTATACTTTGAAGCAGAGTTAGCAAACACACAGGAAGCAAGAGACCTATATACTCTTGTAGAGCGTGGTGATGTTGATCAAATGTCATTTGCATTTAGAGTAATTCGTCAAAACTGGAGTAAAGACCGTACAGAAAGAACTCTTACAGAAGTTAGCCTTGCTGACGGAGATGTATCAATCGTCACATATCCAGCATATACTGCAACTTCAGTAGAAGCAAGAGAAGCCCTAAAGAAGGCTGTTCTGCAAATAAAAGAAGGCAGAGAAGTAAGTGGTGATTCACTACTAGTATTAGAAAGCGTATTTGGAGACTTAGCAGAAGGTCATGAATATATCATGAAGGCTGTAGAAGTTATGGGTACACTACTTGGTAACAATGGCGTAGAAGGAGAAGTAGAAGAAGATGCTCTACCTCCACTAGAAGATGTTGAAGAGCAAGAACTAGAACTTTCTGCTACAAATGTTATCAATGTAGTAGATGTTCCTGGACAAGGTGGAAAGATTGTTGGAGATTTCCCATCAGTTCTAAACTTCCTACCAGACAACATGCCTAGATCAATATCTCTTCGTCTAGCAAAAGCAATAGTCAATAACACAAAATAATATTCCTATCTAACAAGATAGGTAGAAGTCGGAGTTAGGTTCACACCCGTAAGCGTCGTGAAATCCATAACCACCACCTCAAACTAACAAACTCACAAAGGAGAACAATAAATGTCTTATTTAGACAAAGTAATTGAAGCCCGTGATGCAGTTAAGGTTGAAATGGATGCAATTCTTGAGGCAGTAGCCACAGAGAACCGTACAGACCTAACAGAAGATGAAACAGCAAAGGTTGATGCCCTTGTTGAAGAGTCACGCTCACTAGATTCAAAGATTGAAAAGTTCAAAGCACAGGCAGATGCTGATGCAAAGGCTGCTGAAGCACGATCATCAGTTGCTAATGTTGCAATGCCAAAGGTTGGCGGAGCACGAGTAACTCGTGAAGCCCGTACATACTCACCAGAGAATGCAGATGTTTCATTCGTTAAGGATGCATTTACTTCTAAGTTCAGCAATGACTATGCAGCAGCAGAGCGTCTTGCTCGCCACTCTCGTGAAGAGGAAATTGAGCGTCGCTCAGTAGGAACTGGCAACTTTGCTGGTCTCGTAATTCCACAATACCTAGTTGATCTAGCAGCACCATTTGCTCGTGCAGGTCGTCCATTCGCAGACTTCGCAACAAACAAGATGGCTCTTCCAGCAGCAGGTATGACACTAAATATCTCACGCATGACTACTGGTACATCAACAGCAATTCAGGCTGCAGAAAACGATGCTATCTCAAATACAAATGCTGACGATACACTATTGACTGTGAATGTTCGTACAATCGCAGGACAACAGGATATCTCAAAGCAGGCTATTGAGCGTGGAACAGGTATTGACCAGTTCATCATCCAGGATCTTATCCGTGGATGGCACACAACACTTGACGACCAGATCATCAATGGTGATGGTACATCAGGTGCAATGCTTGGTATTCGCAACACACCAGGTATCAACAGCGTTACCTACACAGAAGCATCACCAACAGCAGAAAATCTATATCCAAAGTTGGCAGATGCTTACCAGCAAGTTCAGACAGAGGTCTTCCAGAATCCAACACATTGGGTTATGCACCCTCGCCGTCTAGCATTCTTGCTTGCATCAGTTGACAACTCAGGTCGTCCACTTGTTGTACCAACACTTGGTGGACCAATGAACGCAATGGCTACAGGTGCAGGACAAGCATTCTACGGTAACTCAGGTTACTCATTGATGGGTCTACCTATCATTGCAGATGCAAACATTATCACAGACGGTGGTGCTGGTGGAAACCAGGATCAGATCTTCTGCGTAAATGCAAATGAAATGCACCTCTGGGAGCAAGCAGGATCACCATTCGCATTGAACTTTGATGCAACAGGTGCAGGCTCACTCACAATCAAGTCTGTAGTCTATGGATACTCAGCATTTACTGCTGGTCGTTATCCAGGAGCAACTTCCGTAATTAACGGAACTGGTCTTGTAACGCCTACATTCTAAAGTTTACATAGTTTATCTATGTAATACTTAGAGCAATCTAAGGAAGAGTGGGTCAGCGAAATCCCCATCAATGGCCCACTCTTTTTAAAAAAGGAAGTTATGAAAAGAATTAAAAATATATTTAAGATTAAGAAAGAGACAGCAAGTGCTACTCCTAAGTTGGAGAAGGCTATGCTGCCTAAACTGGAGAAGAGGAATAAATGAGCAGACCTACGCTTGCACAGAGTTCACAGCCTAATAATGTCTATACGACACTGGCAGATGTGAGAAATGCACTGCAGATTGAAGACAGCCTGGATGATAATGATATCCAAGCAGCGATTCTTGCTGCAAGTCGTATGATTGATGAGTATTGCCAAAGATCTTTCTATCAGGAAGGCACATTAGCAGCACCTGTAATTAAATATTACACACCCGTAAGTCCGTGGTATCTAGAAATAGATGACCTTATTGAACCAACAGAAGTAAGATCAAGAGCAAATCAAAGTGGACCATTTACACAAGTATGGAACTTAGACACAGACCTTATGTATGAGCCTGTTAATAATCCAGAAATAGGTATGCCAGTAACAAGACTATTAGCAATTCAGACATATGTTTTTCCTTACTTCTTTCCTCAGACAGTTAAGATAACTGGAGTTTGGGGATTCAAGGCAATACCTTACGAAGTAGAATTAGCCTGTAAGATTCAGGCAGCAAGATTATTTGTTAGAAAGCAATCTCCATTTGGTATTGCAGGATCTGTAGAACTAGGAACAGTTCGTTTGAACTCTCGTCTAGATCCAGATGTTGAGATGCTTCTAAAGACATACCGTAGAAACTTTGGATTGGCATTCTAATGGCAATGACCAATATTAATGGCGTACGAGATGCCTTAAAGAATAACCTGCAAACAATAACAAATCTACGAGTCTATGATTTGATTCCAGATGTTATTGTTCCGCCATGTGCAGTAGTAGGACAATTAGATTTCACATTTGATATTGACAACATGCGTGGTTTAGATCAAGCATCTGTTGATGTATTTGTGATTGTACAAAGAATATCAGAAAGAAGTGGGCAAGACAAACTTGATAATTTCTTGGCAGGTAGTGGAACAGGTTCCATTAAAACTGCTTTAGAATCAGATAGAACATTAGGTGGCCTTGTTGACACACTCAGAGTTATAAGTGCAGAAAGTGGTACATATACTTCTGGTGAGCAATCTTTCTTATCATATCGCTACAACCTCACAATTTGGGGTTAAGGAGAAGCAAATGGAATATGTAGTAATCTCAAACACGAAAGTTTGCGGTAAGGTAAAAGATGAGAAACTTACCAAAGATGATATACTTAGCAAAGG